ATCAAGCCCTACGTTAATAAAGTCTTCTTCTGTTTGTTCTACTAGACTTTTATTAGGAACAATAGTTATTGTACGACCATATTTTTCTGCAAGATGACTTAATGTTGCTGTTGTGATTGTTTTGCCAGCACCTGTGGCAATTTCTTGTAGACTTTGTGTGTTGATTAAAAATGTATTAATTGCCTCAACTTGATAGTCACGCAACATAATAGGTTGTCCAGCTTGCTGATGTCCTGTGGGCCATACTTTACCCAAGTCTGCCCAGTAGGTTTCTGTTACTGGTATAAAATTAATCTGTTGAGTAGTGCGTAAATCTTCTACTTCGTCTATCCCCACACCCATTTTAGCCAACACGTCAAGTATTGTTTCTAACTGACTAAGATATCCGTTGCCGCCCAGGCCAAACATACTGACCATTCCGTCCCAACGACCCAACTTGTATGCTGGATGATATCTTGCATACGGAATTTCATACTTGAATGTATTAGTTAATTTTTTCCTAGCATCTAACTGCAAACCTTCTAGTTTGATATTAACTTCGTCTCTGATTACTATTTTTACAGTCATGATAAAATGTGTTTTTCCACTATTGGAGCAGTGTCGGAATATTCTAAAATCAAATCACAACAATTTGTATACACTGCTGTTTTGCCGTGTCGCATTCCCATGACATTATCTAACACAATAACACTCATTGGCTTCCATGTGTTGGAAAGGAAAAATTTAGGGATTTTTCCACTCTGAACTCCTACTATTTTTGTGTCACTGTCTAGTGGTGAATTGTATTTTTTCTCACCAATCAATTGATTAAATTTTATACCAGTTTCGCTGTTGGGCAATCTAAAATAAATTCCTATGTCGTTATCGATACCACAAATTTCCAGTGCATTATTCAGTAAATTTAGGTTTTTTAGGTTTTTTGCTTCATCCCTACTATCGAAAATAACCATCAATGGCAATCGCTTTAGTTCAACCAACGTATCTAAGATTTTAATCAAAGAATACTGAGTTTTGTCAATCCACACCCGGGAGCCTGATCTGTTTGAAATTGTGGAAATTAGTGAATTTTCGTATTTTTCACTTTTTTCGTCATTTTTTAGAAAATACTGATATCGTTTGCTTCGGTCATTAATCAATATGCTGTCAGCAGGTGTTTCAATGCCTAAATCAGCGGTAATGTGTTTGACAAAATTCTGACTGGACATGGCTGTGATTAAAAACTGGTTTTCAAAATCAGCTTTTGACCATGATTTTATGGTGGCATAGTGAGTTTTTATGGTTTCATCGATATCAAAGTTTAATTTGTCTAAAGCCTCGTAAAGCATCACAAGATTATGCTCTGTGAGGTCGGCTTCGTAATTTTTACCAGGATTTCGTTGAGTGAAATTTTCGAGATTTTTTGACAAATTTTGCAAAATTTTACGAATTTGCGAACTAAACGTAAATTCTAAAACCAAGCAAGGCTCGTGCTCTAAATCTTTGCCAATATAAAATTTTCTCACTTGCTCGATGAATCTAAATCGTTGTGACCACGCCGGAGCCTTAATTGTCTCTAAAATTTCATCTTTAAAAATCTCAAATTTTTCACAATTTTCGACAAGAATTTTCAACAACAGCTTTGATTGGTTTTCGGTAATAAACACATTACTAGAAATTGCAGTTGCAAGACTTCGTAAGACTCTGCTGTCTCTTTTTGCCAATATTTCTTCAATAGTTGGACTATTGTGGTTTACAATTTTTAGTAATAATTTATCAACGGTGGTCATATAGTAATTGTAGTGTATTGATAGCCATAAGTCAAGACAATAGAAAAAAATAGGCCTTGTTTTATTTAAGGCCTATTAGTGGTAGTTTGAGCAAACTGATTACAACGAAGCATCTTCCATGCCAGCAACTCTTAGTTTAACAATGTTGGTAATTTGCCACTGTTTTTGATCAAGTGCCTTGGTTATACCAAGCCATCTGTTTCTAATCAGTGCAAATTCATTGATAATTTTTTCAAAGTCTACAACGTCGGCTTCGCCTTCTACAAACTTTTCACAGTCTCTAGAAGATAATGCTCTTTGATAATTTTCAAGATATTTCCGAAAATGTTGACTTTTTAAACGTCTAAGTTCAATGTTTAGGTATTCTAAAATAGCTTCAATTTCTTGTAATTGACTAAATCGTTGCTCTACTATGCCAGGCATACTAGCGGCTGCTTTTTCCACATTACCAGAAATACGGCATTCGTCCCTTGCGGCGATCAACTCTGAATTAAAGTGGTCTGCCGCATCAGGAATGTGCGAAATGTCTTTGCTAATTTTAGCGTACCAGCCCATTGTTATTCCAGTTCTTGATAATCGTCGTCTTCTTCTTCGGCTTCTTCATCTTCATTGAGATAATAAGAAATAGCCTGGTCTAAAATTTCGTCAACTCCAGTAGCGGCTTGCATCACACGATCCGACACACCAAAGTCTGCCAGCATGTCAATATATCTTTCTGCTACTGTTTCTAACTGCTTTTTATCTAAGTATTCAACAAAGTTTAACCAGATATCACCGATTTGTGTTTCATTCAACATTTTCATCTATCTCCGTAGGAATGGTTGTTGTTAAAGGTTTGATATGAAATTTTGCCATTAACATATCTAATTTATCATCTTTCCATTCTTTTCGGTAGAATTTGAATTCCTCACCTGTCTCGGGATCAACCCATTTGAGTCTATTGCCTTCTTGTTTTAACAAGCCGGCTTTTTCACACATATCAACCATTCCTGAATAAGGATTCATACCTGTTTCATACGGAATTTTAATTTGCACAGTTTCAAAAGGCTTGCTGTAACGAGTCTTCATAATTTTACAACTAGCACGAATGCCCATTACGTCACTTACTTTATTGCCATCCTCATCCTCTTTGAGTTTGAGTTTTTTCATAGCAACAACAATACTAGACGCATACACAAACCCTTGACCACCACTGATCTTGTCATCTGGATCAAACATGTCCTGTGATGCATAAGTGTGGTTAGTACAAACCATGCCCACGTTGTAACTACCAAACATGTTTACACAATTACGAACTAATGAGGTTAATGCTTTTGGCTTACGGCCCATATCCCCCTTCATGTCACCAGCTTGGAACTGATTAATGTCGGTAGGGGTAAGCAACATACCCAATGAGTCTATGACAAATAGGACTTTAGGACGCTCTGCCATTTCTTTGTACTCTTTCATGAATTCATGAATGGTTTTTGCCACATCATCAATCATTGCCATGTTGAGTTTAAGAAGTTTTTCTTCGCTGGTATCTACACCCAGTGCATGTAGCCATGTTTCGTCAAGTGCATTTTCTGTATCAATCAAGATAACATAGATACCTTGTTGTTGTGCATTTCGTACCAGATTACCTGAACAAATAAAACTTTTACCTGCACCAGATTCGCCAGCAAACACAGTAACCTTGCCCAAAGGAATGCCTTTGTTAAAATCACCGCTGATTAGGTAGTTGAGTGTGTAGTTACCTGTACTAACCCAATCTGTAGGATCGTTAAATCCTACTCCTAGACCATCAATACTTTTGGTCAAGGTTTTTCTAAATTTTGATAAATCGAAGGCTTTTGTAGCCATAAGTTAATTCTCCTATGATGATTTAAGGGGACCGAAGTCCCCTTATTTTTACTTTTGACGATTGCGAATCATTGCCAAGATGTCTTGGGCACGTGAATCACCACCTGCACTTGCTTCAGCTTTTGGTGCTGGAGCAGGTGTTGACTTAACTGCTGGAGCAGGTGTGTCGTCTTCATCATCATGATGAGATGCTTGTGGAACAGGAGCCGCCTTAGGAGCAGACTTATTTGGATCGCCAGTGTTCTGACTCATTCCTGCTGGTTTGAAATATTGTCCCCAGCGTTCCATGTCATATGGTTCGCCGTCGACTGATGCTTCAAACATTTCTTTCATAACTTTCAATTCAACTTCGCCGGGTTTCTTTGGCAAGAAATCTGACAAATTAAACAAACCATGTTGTTTGATTGCCGCTTGTTCTGCATCGTTTAACGGACGCTCACGACGTGCCCAACTTGAAGTTGAGTAGTCAGCATAGCCGCCTTTTGAACCTTTCTTCATGCGATAGTCTAAACCATGCACGTAGTCAGTTGGCAAATCTTCCAATTCTGGATCAACAAGTGCCGCACGAATTGATGTAAAGATTTGTGGTCCAATAATGAAACGACGAATTGGATTTTCTGGTTGCTCGTCTGTCTTTTCACCAAGTCCGTCTTCTGCAACAAAACCTTGGAAAATGTAACTGCGTTTTTTCCAGTACTTACGACCCATGTCTTCTAGACTTGGATCTTTAAACCAACCACGCACTTCTGCCAAAATTGGGCAAGCGTCACCATACATTTCTACGCATGGAACTTGTACTGTTACTGGTTTGCTTTCTGATTCACCTTTGATTCCAGCGAATGGCAATTTGATCATTGCACGTTCTACCCAGAAAAAAGTGTTGTCTTGATTACCGTCTGGTAAAAAACGAAGTGTGGACTCGCCGCCTTCTTTGAGATTCCAGAATGGATAAATTGACTTGTCTCCACCTGAACGATTGTTGTCTGAACCTTTCGATTCTGCTGCCTTGAGCTTTGCTCTGATTTCTGCTAAAGATGCCATAATTGTTCTCCTATTAATAGCCTTAGTTTGCTTTATGTGCCTATATTTGTTTTACACCCTGCAAAACAAAAAGTGCATACATGTTATTGTACGCACTTTTATTTAGTAAAGCAAGAGAAATCTTGCCTGAAATGTGACTAGTTTACTCGATTATCTGTGATGTACCAAACTGATAATTCTGTTCAATTCATCATTTTGGAAACCAACCGATTCAGCTGTTGCTGGTTTGTTGCTCACTGCCGCTTGCTGTGCGTTGTTCCATGTGGCATTTTTGTTAGCCGCAACTGGTGCAGATTGACCACCTAAGAAGTTTGGTAGAATTTTTTGAGCAGTTGTTCTAGTGTCTGGAGCGGCTTTTGTACCTCCCCATGTTGGATCAAACGCTTGAGCGCCAGCTTCATCATCGGTACTCATTGATGTTTGCGGTGCGGCCGCTGGTGCTGGTGCTGGCTTTGTAGCTTGGGCACCAGCCATTGGATTAGCAGGTTGTGTTGGGTCTGCGGCCGCTGTTGCCGCTGGAGTAACTACGCCAGTTTCTGGATTAGTAGTGCTACCATCTGGGTTTGTTATTGATACATTTTGTCCAGTTGCTGGATCAACTCCGTTGGCAGTTTGTGCCGCTGCCAATTGTTCTGGGCTTTGAGCAGGTGCCGCAGGTGCCGCAGGTGCCGCTGGTGCCGCAGGTTGATTCTGTGGAGCATTAGGATCAGTAGTTACGTCTGGATGTTTGGCCATTGCCGCTTTGGTTGCTGGCCCTAACTTGCCGTCAACTGTTAATTTTAATGTAGGATCTTTGGCATTTAATTTTGTTTGTAATTCTTGAACAGTTGCGGCCGGCATGGTCTTGTCGTATGCAACTTTCGGTGCTGCCGCAGGTGCCGCTGGCTTAGCAGGAGGTTTAGTAGCCTGTGTTCCAGCAGGTTTTGCTGGTGTGCCGCCTGCCCATGTGGGTGCATATTTTTGGTAACCAGCTTTCATATCGTCCCATACGCCTTCGTCGACTTGGCTAGTTTTTTCATTCAAGCGAGCTGTTAAGTCTCGCAATTGTTGTTCGTTGATTTGTTTTTTCATATTAATTTCCAAAGTTAAGTTTGCCCATGATGTCTTTCATCATGTCACGTGGATTCATTTGTACACCAGGTGCTTGTATATTTTGATTAGGCATTTTATCGTGCATACCTTTCATTATACCGCCCATGGTATTTTTGAGTTGTCCTTGCATTGCATCTGGGTCGCTAGGATCAAAGTCCTGACCACCTATGTTAAATTTCATGCCTTTGATCTTGTTCACAGCATCGTCATAACTAGCGGATTTACCATCAATAGTGCCTGAGCTAGCATTGGATTGCGAAACTTTTGCGCCTGGATTTTGTTGTTTCCAC